ATTTCCTTCAATTTAGAGACTCTTTTCTTCATCCAGAGTTCTATCTTTTTAACGAAATTTGCGTCTGCTGCGTATGCTGCGTGTGCTGCGTGTGCTGCGTCTGCTGCTGCGTCTGCTGCGTATGCTGCTGCGTATGCTGCGTATGCTGGGTCTGCTGCTGCGTATGCTGCGTATGCTGCTGCGTATGCTGCGTATGCTGCTGCGTATGCTGCGTCTGCTGCGTATGCTGCTGCGTATGCTGCGTCTGCTGCTGCGTCTGCTGCGTATGCTGCTGCGTATGCTGCGTCTGCTGCGTATGCTGCTGCGTCTTTATTTTTCTTGGTAGGATTTTTCAACCATTCTTTAGCCGATTCAATGGCTTTTCTTGGCCTATTATCTTTAGGGCATTTCTTTTCAAAAATTCCAACAACTAATCCAGCAGCATAAATCGCCAATGATACACTGTCTTTTTGTGTCCATTTATAAGCCTTAATAATTTTCATTGATTCCCAAACTTCTTTATCGGTTTGGATAATAGAAGAACCCATACATTTTACTTCGGCAAGGATTTCACCTTGGACAAAAGCAAAGGCCTGATTTATTCCTTCGGAGCAATGATAACCCTTTTCACACATTTCTAAATCTTTAATTGGTTTAGACCAAACTCCGATTTTCCATTTACATTTACCGTTTTCGGATTTCAAACCTGTTCTTAAAAACTTCCATCTTTTCATAAAAAGTGTAAACAAATAAGTGTGATCAGACAAATCGAAACAACAACTGCCCATAAGGTAAATCCGTCCTCTTTGGTCAGTTTTTTCAACTCTAGCCGCAGAAAAGGAAGGGGGTTTAACTCACCACTTTTCGGTCTCACTCTCTTCCCTCCTCTGCGGCTGAATTGGTAACCTGCTTTGAGGCAAAAAATTCGCTGTGGTAGAATCTGAAAGCGGTTTCCATAAGTTTCTCCACTGAAAGATTTAGGGTTTGGGCGTCTCCGACCAACCTATCGTCTAAATTGACAGGAAACCTGATTGATCTGGGGTGTCGTAATATTAACTGTTTCATTTGATTTGTAAATGTTTATTCTCCGGCAACCAGCACTTCTGTTGGCAGTAGGGTTTACCGGAAGTTTTGCCAATAGCAATCGGGCCTCCGCAAAGGGGGCATTTGGAATCCTTGAACTCACCGGTATTGGTTGAAGTAGAGGCAGTATAAGTCGTATAAGGTTTGGAATATCCTCTCACCTGGGGCTTGTAACCCTTTTGGACAAGGGAGGGTTCTAACATCTCCATTTTTAAGATAAGTTCCGACACCTTCTCGTCACGGATCGTAAATAAGATATTGAATCCATTAGGAGTGGTTAAAGAATAAGTGACGCTAGTTGGACTTTCGGTGGATTGGGAAAAGTGTGGAGGAGTAGGAATGGGACTGGAATTAGTCATGTTCTTTTTTAATTATTAAATCGGTAATGTCGTCAGCAAATAGAGAAATCTCTAACTTGGTTCCGTCACCGTCATAAATAAAGATACTTCTAGTATATCTGGTTAAATTAGACAACCCGGTTGGTTTATCTACCGTAACCTTTTTAACGTTGTGTAAACAGATGTCCATTATTCATCCTCCTCTAAAAGTTCTAAATCGTCTTCCTTAATAGTACAGTCCTCGGCTTCAAACTCATCCGGCTCTTCACATTTGGATTCACCTAAGTGTAATTGATAATTGTATTCTTCATCTATTAAGGTGTTTCTCATCTCACCAGGAATGGTAGGATTGTTTGCCATCTTTCTCTCAACCTTATCAATGGCAATGTCTTTAAGAATGTCGTTTGCTTGGTTACTCATATAACCTATGATACCAAGACGGTATCTGATATGTCAAGGGGGCAAATAAAAGATAGATGAACCTGAAACTCCTAAAAAGCATTGAATATCTCTCTGACCATTGTCTCCATATCCTGTTCTACCACCGGGGAGTCAACCAAGGTTTTCTTCGCCGCCGATTTTAATAACCCCATCCAAGCATGAAGGAAAAGAACATCCTGTTTAGTGAAGTTGCTGGGTTTCTTGTCCCAGAAGTAATTGAAACCATTTAAGAGGCGATTCACTTGGAATGGTAAAACAAATCCCTTGCTTGATAACTTTCTTCGGTGAATAAATCAGCCGTCCAACAATTAAAATGACCGTCCCAATGTTTGAATAAAACGAAACCGTTTATAAATAATTCTTCATCGTGATCCTTTTCCTGATGAAAGAAACTTAAAAAGAATTTCCTTCTATTAAGATTATGTACATTCTTTAATTCCATAGTGTATTCTACTCCATGTAGTCAATACTAACTCCCTATATAGTACTATATATAAGTACATCCAGAGGGTAGACTTGTGTAGATTCCTATTGGGGTGATAGCATTGTCCTTTCAAAAGGTTCTATCATCGGCGACGCTCTTCGTTCTTTCGATCTATTGCAACGAGCGGATTGGGTTGTCGCCTTTTAACCCCAGCCCCTTTACACAAAGCACATCCGTCGGATTAGCTTGGTGAGTTCCTGCTTCGCTATCGGTTTGTGGCTTTCCGTTGCCTTGTCTAGCGACCTGCCGGTTGGTAACTTGGAAATTAGCGAGTGGGGGGCGTTTCGCCCAGGAGACGAAAAAAGCCACCATTGACGGTGGGCTGTTGGTTGTGTTAGAATATTGGTGTAACATAAACACTTACAAGAATACCGCTAAAGACTATAACAAGTCAATAGCGGTTTTCTGTTTTAATGGACATTTGATACATTTACTACGGAAGAATTGGTGATAAGATAATTCATAGATGTGGGAGCCATATGAATAAAGGTTTATCAATGCCGGTAGAGGCAAAAGCAAAAATGATTAAGACTTTGATAAAGGTCTTTGCACATAAAGCGAAACCAATTATCCAAACAACCAAAGATGGTAAACCCCTTACTGAATGGAAGTCTTTAATGGAAATAGAACGTGTCACCGGTGAACGAAGAAGTCATGTTGTTGATGTCTGTAAGGGTAAAAGGAAAAGTGCTTATGGATGTATTTGGAAATATGCGTAAATTACCGCATAGTGATTGATTAATCCCCTCCCCCGGTTGATGCTCTCCTATTTTGTGCCTGATAGTGGCCTATAAAGTGAAGAGGGGAGTACCCAAGAGGGGATTACTAGCAATCACCAACGGGAAGTGCTAATATTAACCGTATGGCAAAAGTAGGACGCCCAACAAAATACGATCCCGAAATGGTAAAGAAAGTAGAAGACTATTTAATAGTAGCGGAGAGTGAACAAACTAAATTACCTAAGATAGAAAGTCTAGCCTTGATATTGGGAGTAAACAAAGATACCTTATATGAATGGGCTAAATTATATCCGGAATTTTCCGACGCTTTAGGGAGAGTAATGCTTTTACAAGGAGAGAGATTGATTGATGATGGGATATACGGAGGCAAAGAAGTCAACGCGACGATAGTTAAACTATTGTTACAAAACAACCATGGAATGAAAGAGAGAACCGATCAGACGACTAACGATAAAGATCTCCCCACCCCCCTTATGAATGTCCTTCATAATCACCACAGCTCTGAAGAAGCTGGACAAACTACGGAAAAGGATTAGGGGTATTGCCGGAGGGACGGCAGCTTCTAAAACCATTTCCATTATCCAGATTTTAATTGATAAAGCTCAAACGGATAAGACGCCGACCCTAACTTCTATTACCAGCGAATCAATGCCCCATTTGAAACGGGGAGCCATGCGGGACTTCCTTAATATAATGTTAGATCAGAAATACTTTAAGGATGAGTTGTGGAATAAGACGGACTCGACTTATACATTTGAAACCGGGAGCAAGATAGAGTTCTTTTCATTAGATATGCCCCACAAGGTCAGGGGTCCCAGAAGACAGAGGTTATTCATCAACGAGGCCAATGTCATTCCTAAAGAAACCTTTGAACAACTGGAGGTCCGTACTAGTGATGAGATATGGCTTGATTGGAATCCGACTAATTCTTTTTGGTTCTATGAGGACTACAAGGATAAGCGCCCGGATGTGGACTTTCAAATCCTAACTTACAAGGATAATGAAGGTTGTCCTTCAGAGGTGGTTAAGTCTATCGAGATGCGCAAGGATAACAAGAACTGGTGGCTGGTTTACGGCT